GGTATGTCAATGTTAATGGGAGCAGCATCATTAAATATTAAAACAGTAATTAAAAATATTGATGACCAATTAATTAAACCTTTAGGTGAAGCAATGTTCCAATGGAATATGCAATTCTATGAAGGTGACTTACCAATACATGGTGACTTAGAAATTAAAGCAACAGGTTCTTCTAGTTTGATGAAGAAAGAAGTTAGAAGTCAAAGACTAACTATGTTCTTACAAACTGTTCAGAATCCTGCTATTGCTCCATTTGTAAGAATGTCAGAAGTAATAAAAGAACTAGCTCATTCTTTAGATTTAGACCCAGCAGAAATTATGAATACTAAAGATGAAGCAGAAATATACGCAAAAATAATAGGACAACAAAATGCTAACAAAGGAACTAGCCCACAAGCTCCTATCCCTGGTGAACTCGGAGCAATGGGTGGTGATGGAGGAGTACCTCCACAAACTCCAGGAGCAAACAACCCTGGAAATGGCGAAAGCCCAATCGGACCTGGTAATACACCAATGCCAGGGGAGATGGAATTTACTGGACAGACTGAAGAACCTACCCAGTAATGTAAGAGACATAGTAAAATAATATTAGTGTTGACTAATATAATTAATATTGCTATAATTAAGCAAGGAGTAAAATGAAAAGAATAAAAGCAAAGAAAATGGCTACAGGTGGATTAATGTCAATGCCACCTTATATTGCAAAACAAGATGAAGACAAACAAGGTATTACACCTTATGATGTTAATACTCCTATGTCTGCTAGAAAAGGTTTACCTTCAAGAGCATTAGACAAATCAAGAACAAGATTTAATACAGGTGGAGAAGCTTTCCCAGATTTAAGTGGTGATGGTGAAGTAACACAAAAAGATATTTTAATTGGTAAAGGTGTTATTAAAAAAGCTAAAGGTGGAATGATGCAAAGATTAAAATATGATAAAGGTGAATTATCAACAAAAGAAATTATAGAAATGAAAAAAATGGAACAACTTGAAGCTATGCAAGATTCAGGTTTACCTTTAACTGCTGAACAAGAACAAGAATTAGAATCTTATAAAGCATCTAAAGCAATTAAATCACAAATGGCATTAGGTGGTATGGTTGGAGTTGAAAAAAGTAAGTATGACCAAAGACCAGACTATCAAGCATATGCTGAAGGTGATATGGTAGAAGATGAATCTTTATTAACACCTATGGGTATGGAAGAAGAAAATGCAATAGCTGAAACTGATATGGAAATGGAAGCAGAAGCTAGAGCAGAAGATGAAGATATTACTGATGAAGATTTAGAAGGTATGGATGCTATAATTGATACTTCAGCTTTATCAGATGAAGAAGAAAAATTATTAGATGAAGCAGTTGATATGCATCCAGAACTAGAAGCTATTATTCCTAAATTAGTAGCAACAGAATTTACAGATGATGGAGAAGTAGAAGGACCAGGAACAGGAACTTCAGACTCTATCCCAGCACTTTTATCAGATGGTGAATTTGTATTTACAGCAAAAGCAGTTAAGAATATTGGTGTAGACAAATTAAGAAAGATGATGAAACAAGCCGAAGAATCTTATGATGCTGGAATTCAATCTCAAGCAGACGAGCAAGAGATAGTATAAAGAATTTATAGAGAAAGGTAACTCTATGAATAGACAAGCTACCTTCTAGAAATAGAAGCCCTTGTAGTTTTGTTTTTAACCAAAACACCTACCTTAGCTACCTTCAGTTAAGAAGCCCTAAAGGAGGACATATGAGTAAAAACGAAGAAGGAAGACAAGAAGCCGAAGCAAATCCTTACAACAGAAATAAAGCTTGGCATACAGAAGATGTAATGCCACAAAAGCTTGACAATGCTGATGAAGGTTTGTTTGTGCCAAACCCTGATAGTAAACAAAGTAAATCAACTGCTACTGCCGAAGGCAACCCAGAAGATTCTACTGAAGATACTTCAGCAACTATGGATAAGGTTCAAGACTCTGCATTAAATGTAGAATCTAATCCTTATACAAAAGTTGATTATAAGAAAAGATATGACGACCTAAAACGATATTATGATAGGAAGTTAGGTGAATGGAACAGTAGAGAAAGTGACCTTAAAGTTCAACTTCAAGAGAACCGACCTAAGTACCAACCACCAAAATCGAAAGAAGAGCTTGAAGCTTTTAAAAACGATTATCCTGACATTTATGGAGTTGTGGAAACTGTATCTCACTTACAATCGCAAAATGAAGTTAAGACTTTACAAGAAGAGTTAGAAAGTTTAAAGAAAGCAAACACTACTTTACAACAAAAGGAAGCTGCACTTGAACTTTCAAAGTATCATCCTGACTTTGAAGAAATAAAAGAGTCTGATGATTTTCATAACTGGGCAGATACTCAGCCAATGGAAATTAAAAACTGGATATATGAAAACAACTCTAATGGAGCATTAGCTGCACGAGCAATTGACTTGTATAAGAAGGACCGAGGACTTGGACTTGATAAAAAAACTAAAACTGAGAAGAAACAACCTAATAATCAAGGTGCTGATTTGCTAGTTAAAACTAACGAACAAACTCAAGTTCCTGATTCTAAGGAAGTTCTTTTCAAAAGGTCTGATATCAAAAGATTATCAGATGCTGAGTTTATGAAGTATGAAAAAGATATTTTAAAAGCTCAAAGGGAAGGTAGAATTATAGATTAATTCTATTTTCATTTTTATCAACAACTAAAACAAAAGGAGTAAAATCATGGCTAAATTTGCTGGTGGTTCAACTTATAACTTTGGATTAGGTGTTTCAGGTCAAACTAATGGTTTTTTCATTCCTGAAATCTATTCAAAGAAAGTACAAATAGCTCTAAGAAAAGCTGCTGTTGCAGAAGCAATCTGTAACACAGACTATATGGGCGAAATCTCAAACTTTGGTGATACAGTAAACATCATCAAAGAACCTCAAATTGCAGTAGCAGACTATACAAGAGGTCTGGCTGTAACTTCAACTAACTTGACTGACCAAGAACTTGTTCTTACTATAGACCAAGCTAAGTCTTTCTCGTTTAAACTAGATGACCTAGAGAGAAGATTCTCTCATGTCAACTTCCAAGCTGTAGCTTCAGACAATGCTGCATATGCTTTAAGAGATGCAATGGATAGTAATATCTTAGCAGCTATTGATGCTGGTGCAACTGTAACTACAGGAATGGGTACTACAGGTACTCCAATTGATATTGGATTCACAGGTAGTAAAGTTGACCCTCTAAACCAAATGGCTTTAGCTGCTAAAGAATTAGATGAAGCTAATGCACCTGAAGAAGGTAGATGGTTTGTAGCTGCACCTGAATGGTACAATGCACTATCTAACTCATCTTCTAAACTTTTATCAGTAGACTTTAATGCTGGTCAAGGTTCAATCAGAAATGGTTTAGTAGCATCTGGATTACTAAGAGGTTTCCAAATGTACAAATCAAACAATCTTCCAACTAACGACTTATCTGGTGCAACACCTGCTGGTTCAGCAACTGCACCTGTAGCTTTATTTGGTCATATTAGTGCAACATCTGCTGCATCTTCTATGAACAAAGTAGAGACTATTAGAGATACAGGTACATTCTCTGATATCGTTAGAGGATTAATGGTTTGGGGTAGAAAAGTATTAAGACCTGAAATCGTAGGTAAAGTTATCTATGTTGTCTAATACCAACTACAACAAATAGTTATAAGTTTGATAGGGGGTAGCAATATCCCCTATCATTTAATAGGAGATAAAATGAAACAATATTTAAAAAACAAATTTCAACACTACAAAGAACATCATAAAAAAGAAGTTGTTATTGTAGCTGTTATAATTATAATCGCATACATTTTATAGGAGAAATAATATGCCAATGAAAAAAGCAATGCCTGGTGGAAAAATAGTAAACAAAGGCAAATACAAACATGGTGGAAAAGTTCACAGAAATAAAAAAGGTCATGGTGGAGTAATGACTATAGTAATTAAAAAAGATAAAAATAAGAAAAAATAATAATGGGTATAATGTCTTCACCTGCTTGGACTCGTAAAGAGGGTAAGAATCCTAAAGGAGGACTTAATGCTAAAGGTAGAGCTTCTTATAATAAAGGTCGAACTAAGACTGGTAAGAAAAGAAATCTAAAAGCACCAAGTAAGGTAGTTGGCAATAAAAGAAGAAAAAGTTTTTGTGCAAGGATGAAAGGTATGAAGAAAAAACTTACATCTAAAAAAACTGCAAGAGACCCTAATTCAAGAATTAATAAATCACTAAGAGCATGGAACTGTTAAATGGCTAAAACTTATCTATCAATGACAAATGAATTACTGGTTGAAATAAATGAACCAGAAGTAACAACAGTATCAGGAGCATTAGGTATACAAAAGTTTGTATCTAATTGTGTTAATAGAGCTTACTTTGATATTGTAGATGCAGTAGATGAATGGTCTTGGTTAAAGACTGCAGCACCTCAAGATAATTATTATGGTAATACATATGTAGAAACTGTAGCTGGACAAAGATGGTATCTTATGAAAGCAGGTTCAACTGATGTAGATACAGATTATGATTCAGTTAACTGGGATGATTTTACTTTAACAACAGAAGGTGTATCAGGTAAATCAGCTCCTCATACAATTAATAAATTAGCATTTACAACTTTATCAGCATGGAGAGCTAACTTTGCTCAAGCTGAAGAAGCAAATAAAGCTAATACACAAACTTATTCAACACCATTAAGAGTATTAAGAAGTTCAGATGGTAGAAGATTTGGATTATCTCCTATACCAGATGGTGTGTATAGAATTTATTTCTTTGCTTATAATAGACCTTCTGCATTAACAAATGATACAGATACAGTATTATTTCCAGAACAATACAAACCAGTTTTACTAGCAAGAGCTAGATATTATATTTATCAGTTTAAAGATAATATTGCACAATCACAATTAGCTTTAGATGAATATAAAAAAGGATTACAAAATATGGCTGACCAATTAAACTCTCCTCAACCAGAGTATATGTCAGATGTTAGATTTACATATTTATATTAAGGATAAACTATGCCAACTCAAGGAGCATCAATTACAGTACAAGGTGGCTTGGATTTAGTTTCAAGTTCTCATGCTTTATTTAGAACTCCAGGAGCTGCAACAGTTTTACAAAATTTTGAATCATCTACAACTGGTGGTTATCGAAGAGTAAGTGGATATGAAAAATGGGGAACTACAAGTGCAGTAATTCCATCAGGTTTATCAACAGATTTAATTCATGGTCTAAAAAATTATGCTAATGGAGTGGTTGTTGCTCAAGGTGATAATTTATATTTTAGTACTACAGGTACTTCATATGTTCAAATAAACAAAGATACATTTGCAATAGGTACAGGTACAGTTTCTATTAGTTCAAATTCAGCTACAGTAACTGGTAGTGGTACTACTTTTACAACAGACTTTGAAGCAGGTGATGATATTAAAATAACTTCTAGTCAAGGAACTTATATTTATAAAATTTTATCTGTTACAAGTAATACTTTATTAACATTACAAACTAATGCAAATACTTCTAGTACAGAAAATAATTTAACTTATTATGTAGGTGGAATATCTGCAGGTAGTTTAGCTGGTGCTACAACTATACCTAGAACTAATCAAAGTAATGTTAAATTTGTAAATTTTGAATCTACAGGTGGTCAAAATGGTACTTTATATTTTGTAGATGGACAAAATAAAATAGGTGAATTTTCTATTCATGATGATGCAACTTATCATTATGAAGATATTAATAATGATGCTCCTGAAGGATGTTCACTAATTGAAAGATATGCTGAAAGAATTATAGTAGCAGGACAAACACTTCATCCTAGTGTTGTTCATTATAGTACTAGATTAAAACCTTATGATTTTACAGGAGCTTCTTCAGGTTCTATTGATGTAGGAGACATAGTTACTGGTATAAAAGTCTTTAGAAATAGCTTAATTATATTTTGTAAAAATAGTATTTATGAGTTGACAAACCTTGATTCTACTCCTATAATTAAATCAGTAACTAAAAATATTGGTTGTGTAAGTGGCAACTCAATTCAAGAGATAGGTGGAGATTTAATTTTTTTAGCACCTGATGGATTAAGAACAGTTGCTGGTACAGCGAGAATTGATGACGTAGAATTAGGTTCTATATCAAGAAAAATTTTACCATTAATAGATACTATATTAAGAAATTTTAGTAATTATACTATTTCAAGTACTGTTATTAGAGAACGAAGTCAATACAGATTATTTTATTATCAATCAGGACAAGCTAATGCAGGACAAAAAGGAATTATAGGAACATTTAAATATAGTGCAGAAGGTATTCCTGCTTTTGAATGGAGTGAAACAAAAGGACTACCTGTTAAATTTATTACTTCAGATTTAAATAGTTCAGGTACAGAATTTATTTATCATGCAGATGAATCAGGATATGTTTATCAACATGATACTGGAAATAGTTTTGATGGTTCAAATGTTGAAGCAGAGTTTCAAACACCTGATATGGACTATGGTGATAATGGTTTAAGAAAAAGTTTATATGCAATTAAAGCAAATATTAAACCTGAAGGTATTCAAAACGATTTAAATTTAAGAATTAGATATGACTTTGAAAGTTCTGAAGTTCCACAACCAGGTAATTTTTTAGTTGGTAATTTAAGTTCAGCATCATTATTTGGTTCAGCATTATTTGGAACAGGTACTTTTGGAGCAACAACTTTACCAAGTAAAAGAGTAGTAGTAACAGGAAGTGGTTTTTCTAATAATTTTAAATTTTTTAGTAATGATACAAATGCACCATATTCAGTAAACGGAATGTTTGTTTCATTTATAGCAGGAGGAAGAAGATAACATGGCAGGATATACTAGACAAAGTTCTATTAATGATGGCGATACAATATCAGCATCATTATTTAATAACGAATATAATCAACTTTTATCAGCATTTAATAATACAACAGGACACAAACATGATGGTACTGCAGCAGAAGGTCCAGTAATTGGTTTAATTGGAGATGCAGGATTAACTAGTCCTCTTAATAAAATTGTAATTGATACTGCTAATGATGAAATAGAATTTTCAATAGATGTTGGAAGTGCTTCAGTAGAACAATTAAAAATAAAAGATGGTCTTATTATACCTACAATAACTAATGATATTGATTTAGGTACAAGTTCTTTACAATTTAAAGATGCATATTTTGATGGTAATGTAACTTTAGATGGTTTAGTAATTGGTTCAGCTACAGCCATTACAGATGTAGATACAGATTTAAATTCAGTTTCAGCTAGTAATGACACAGTAGCTAGTGCTAAAGCAATTAAAACTTATGTTGATGCACAAGTAACAGCTAGTGATTTAGATTTTTCAGGTGATACAGGTGGTTCTCAATCAATTGATTTAGATTCACAATCA